CCAGGGTTGGTACCAAGATGGAAACAGAAGTGATAGTTATCTTCTGTACTTAGGTACCAATGTACTAGTGCAAATTAATGAAATTTGTGACCTATATTAAAATTCCTGCAAGGAGTAACCCCTGCATTCAAAAACTATAGATCTAAGATCATAAAAATGCAGAGCGTTAGCTCCTAGCAACGACTTACAAATGTAAGCCGCTCCAATGGGTCAACCATTGGACTAGCGGACTAGATTTAATTCCTGCCCAGGAATTTTGTGCCTTTAGTGTGGCACACACATATACGTATAAGTGCAAGGCGCACTTAAAACGGAGAGTTGGAATATTTATAAAGAATAGGACAACCCGTGAAAAAGAAGAGGGTAAAATCTTCTCCAACGGATTTCCAACTATTGATCCTAAGACCTGCCACAGGGTCGATATTAGTATTATCTGAGTACACAACGGAAGAAATCAAATTCGAATGACATCCATTAGCAAAATCTGCGCTTGGAAGCCGTGCGGGTGAAAATCGTACACCATTATAGTAGGGGGTTTCCACTTCTATGGTATTATTAACACCTATGTTGGTTGTGGCGGCACCACCAGCGGTGTCGTTACCAGTTGCATGTGTAAATTTTGCACTGAGCGCATATTCACCATCTGTTCGAAGTATGGGTACTTTGTTTATACGCGCGCGATTTAAATAACCGATGCGAGAAACTGTTGGATTGGAATCGGGCGCAGTATTGTTAAACACGTACTTTGTCCGAGTGGCTCCTCGCCAACCAGCATAACAGGGCATGAACCATTGGGCAAAAGTACATATTGAATAAGTTAAACCAATATCAATGCCGTTTGGATCATCCCCAGCCCAATAACCTAATCCCTTATCAAATAATTTTAAAATATAGAAAAGATTAGTGCCTTCAGAGTTGGGATCAAAAACGTCTACCCTGTGGCGGATGTAACGTCTTAAAAGTTCACGAATGCTTTTCGGACTTTCACCAAAGAAAACATTGAGAGTTTGGTCGGCTACTTGACCTCCGGTGGAAATAGGAGCGATAGCTTCGGGGTTTGTGGGAATGTCTGTTAGACCTTCCGAAGTGCCTGAGATGGCGGGACCATCAATTGTTCCTGATTGAGGCGTAAAACTTTCAGGACTTCGAGGAAATATAGAAAATTGACTCATTGAAGTTGGCATTGGTTCACCAAATTTCATGTCATCACATGCGGAGACAAAAACATTGAATTGGATAGAACTATCTATACTAGGTGAGACTAAATTATTCACCACATTAACTTCTAAATTACCATTCGTATAACCCTCCTCTGTGGGGAAACGAGTTGTAGAGAAATTCTCAACAAGTGTCATTTCACCTACTTCGAGGAAAGGAATCGACTGGCCCCATCCCACAACAATTTCGAAATCATCACATTCAGCAATGTCAATTACTCGACTATATACTGAATTGTATTGGACGTTGGATCCATGTGAACGTGGATCCCATCGCAACAAAATCTTACCTTTGTGAAAGTTAGATTTGACGATTTGAAATCTGTACTTTATACTGCCTTGCCAGGCATTAAATGGTACAGCCATATATGACATGGGTGTGGGGTGAATTTCATTACCGTTAACTGTATAGAGATTGGGAGTAACTTTACAATTCCACAGCATCGTGTCAGATACTTGTTGTGGAAACATAGTAAAAGAAGTCAGATAGGACTCACGTTGGACAAACCTTAGTATGTCCATCTGATCTTCGCCATCCAAACCAACAGTACGAGAATCAATAGTTAATTCTTGTTTGGAATCTAGAGATAGTTTCATGACAGCATCAGCGGCGTCAGTATTAGACATATTCCCTGTTGGTGTGGGTTTTTGCTGTACAATATCGGTAACAATAGGAGGGCGTGAATAACCCCAATGTGTAGCCATGCCGGCTACACCTTTTGCTACCATTTCTGTCGCCCTGGCATAGGGTGCGATAGAAGGTACGCTGGTTAGTTTCCCAGCGGCTTGCGCTACTGCAGACGCAGGACCGGAAACAATTCCTTTACCATATTCATCATTGGAGTTGAGAGTACCCGACTGAGGAGTGTAGTCCAAAGCCGAAAGTGTAGTCAATGATGTGGGCATAGTGAGTTCAACGTCACTAGCCCATGCATATACGGTGATATTAACGGGATCGTTACCTTCATTGGCATGTTGTAAATTGCTGAATGACTTTATAAACATCTCTCCTAAAGAATCCCTCCTGGAACTACTTAGTGACAAGTAATTCTCATGCCAAAAGAAGGGCAAATCGAGTTGTCCACCAGTGTTATTAGTGGGATTTAGGAAAAAATGTGGCTTTTGAGAGGCAGCAACAAGATCTTGCTGGAGGAAATTCCTCTCTACAGTTATGTCATCATACCCAGAGTAAGGGTTATAAGACACAAGTGCACGGCCATAATGAAAGCCAGTGCCAGAGATTACCATTTTAACGTGTAGTTTGCTCCTATATAGTTCATAGTTAGCAATCTTCTCGGCTACACGGGGGTCATTCAAGAACAATGACCAGGGATCGAACTTTTCGAAAAAGGGCTGATCCACAACCCAGGAAAAATCGGCGATTCGTGTTGGCCGACCTAAGAAAGATCCCAAGGTGGAATCTCCCGAAGAACCCAAATTCATGGTAGCATCCATGCCAGAACCAATTTTTGTGGTCCATCCAGCATCTTGCTCATTAAAATCGGTGATTTCTTCTGAAAAGTTTGCGACTCCTTGTTCTTGGATGGTGCCAAGGGAGCCAGATTGTGGAGTTAGATCAGAGAAC